TAGTCCCTTCTCAGTTCCTTTTAGTTGAGGACGAGCAAGCGTTGGAAACCTACCTTCTCACCCAACTTGAGGAGATAGAAAAAAAGAAAAAAAATAAGGTGGGGGTATAGGATATCTCAAATATCCTTCCTACCTTCGTAGTGTTAAACTAAAAAACGATGACCGATATGAAAAAGAAAACACTGACACCACAAGACCACGAGTTCTTGAACGAAATTGACGAATACACCTTGTACGACTTTTTATCCAACAAGATGTTGATGTTGGGTGGGTATAAGTTTGAACACATCTACCATACTTTGGATATTGATGTAATGGATGAACAAGAGTTCACAAACAAACTCCGTAACAACATTGACACCTTCAACACAATGTTCAACGATAGTGATGAGTTAAAGTGGGAACACAAACAACTCCTTGAAAAAGTTATCAACGACCTCTAACCTCTAAAAACAACAGATATGAGAACTCAAAACAAACCCCTTATGACGATGGAAGAAAAAAAGAAGTTGAACCCCGATGAGATTATGGAAAACGGACTCACACGGGCTCAGAACGAAAAGATTGAACAGACCGGTGACTCCATTAGTGGAGTGATGGGGATTGTAAGTATCCTATTAGGGATATACGCAATCTACCTTGTCTTCAGTATCTAAAGTAGAACCATTCTAAATTATGGGGGTCGGGATAAAAAAGTCCTTGACCCCCTTTTCTTTTTTGGGGGTGTTACTATATTTATAGAGAAAAAAATAGGAACTTATGGAAAACAAAACAAAACCAACAGAAAAGGATTTACAAATAATCCGTCAATCTCAACTCAAACTAACTATGGACTACTTTACTGCTTGCGGTACTTGTCCCTCAATGACTGACTTATTAAAGGTTACAACAATGTTAGAGAACTTTGTTGTGAATGGATATAAAGCAGCAGATTTACCGAAATACGAAGCACTTGACAAGTATATCAACGAACACTACAAAAACGCATAAGACGATGAGAAACGATGAGATTTTGGACTATTCTTTACCCGTATATTACGGAGAACGAAAACAACTACAAGAGGAGTTAGACCTTATGGTGTTTTTAATAGATGAAGGATATTTATAGGTGAGAGGTTAAACACTAACAACCAGTAAAAACGGGTTCTACTCCCATCCCATTTTTAGTCCCCCTTCCATATCGGTCGGGGGATTTTTTATTTACACTTTGTCTTTTTTCAAGTGTGACTATATTTATTGATAAACCCATAAATTAAACACTTTTAGGATATAGTGGTGGAAATTGGAGATTGGATTACTAAAAACTACTCAGAACTCGTCAAGATTACGGATAAAGTCTGTAATGACCCCCACGACGCTCCCGATTTATTACACTGCGTATTAGAGCAAGTCCTCAAGAATAATAAGATGAGGGATATGAACGACAAGGAAAGGTTCTACTTCTTTGTTAGAATGCTCAAGAACAACTACCACTCCAAGACGAGTCCGTATTATTACCAACACAAAAAAGTTACAACAAAAGAAACCACGAAGGATATAGAGACCTTTGAGGAAGTCCCCGATACCGAATATGAGGAGGAGTTACCCGATATGGAGTGGGTATATTCTCAACTTGAACACCTCAACTGGTTTGATAGGGACTTATTTGTTATGTGGTTAGAATTGGGGAGTTTAACCGCAGTCTCAAGAAAAACTACCATACCCCTAAACTCAGTTGGTAGATACATAAACATAACAAAACAAAATCTAATAAAACTATGGCAAAACAGAAACTAAAAGACGAGCAAGTTGAGATGGTGAAGTACCTTATCCACCATAAAAAGATGAAACACCAACGCATAGCAGATATGGTCGGGTGTTCAAGAGTCAATATTGTTAAAATCGGTAAAGGAACCCGATGGAAAGAAGTAACGACCCCCGATTTAATGAGAGGTGAATACCTATACCTAAAATACCTAAACGGAGAAATGAAATGAAAGAAAGCACATTGTATAACGGAATGATGAAAGTGGGGGATATTAAACCTAACCCTACTAACCCCCGAACTATTAAAAAGGAACAATTAGACAAACTTAAACGAAGTATTCAAGGGTTCCCTGAGATGTTATACCTTCGTCCTATTATTATCAACGAGGACAAGGTTATATTGGGGGGTAATATGAGATTGAGAGCCCTAAAGGAGTTAGGTATTACGGAGGTTCCGTATATCCAGGTAACAGACCTAACCCCCGAACAACAAAATGAGTTCATTGTAAAGGACAACCTCAACTACGGGGACTGGAATTGGGACTTGATAAGTCAAGATTGGAACCTTGACCACCTAAACGATTGGGGTTTAGATATACCGAAGTGGTTAAACGATGACGAAGTAGAACCCGAGTTTGACGAGGATATCAACCACAAATACCTCCATACCTATATCAACTCAAAAGTTAAACAGATTGTAATGTTCCTATCAGCAGAACAATACGAGTCAGCCATTAAAGATATGGAAAGAATAATGGAGAACGAGGGGTTAGAGTCCAACACTGAGGTTATCCTATTCCTATTAGAAAAATACTATGAAAAAGTTAGAACTTACACTAAAGAAGATTGATAGAAACGACTATAAAAAGAGGACTGCGTTATTGACCGATGTAAAGGAGTTTGTAACGGAGGATACCCTTATTACTATAGACGGACAACCTGCGTTATTATACCTCAATCTAAAGGACGATACGAGTGCTTTGAGGTGGGCGGTAAAGAACCAAAAGTATCAAGCACACCGACGCTCCAACGGACTTAAACAAGAGTCCAACTTATTTGGTTACACCCCCCGTATTACCTTCCGTCAAGATTATTGTACCATTACTGCGATGGCGGAGAAGTACCCGAAACAACACACCATTATCAGTTCCTTTATTGAGAACATACACGGGTATTACCAAACCTACTTCCCCGATACCTACGAGAAACATAAGGATATCGTGGAGGAAAAGGTAATGACGGATTGGAAGATGGGGGACACTCCCTTTACCAGTGGTATCGTCAATAAGAATAATGCGTTGAAATACCATACCGACACCGGTAACTTTAAGGGTGTATTGAGTAATATGGTGGTATTAAAGAAGGGGGTTAAAGGGGGTCATTTAGTAGTCCCCGAACTTGATAGAGCGTTTGAGTGTGCGGACAATACCCTTGTTATATTCAACGGACAAGACCTTATTCACGGGGTTAGTCCTATAGAATATGAAGATGAAGGGTCATACCGATATAGTGTTGTTTATTATTCCCTTGAGAGTATGTGGAGATGCGAACCTTTAGGTGAGGAGATTAAACGAATACAGAAGGTAAAGACCAAAAGAGAACAGAAAAGGTTAGACCCCGAACACCTTGCTAAACTACAACAAGACGCAAATAAACAAACCAAGGAAGCATTAGATGAACTTATAGGGTTTAAGGAAAAGATAGGAGTTAAAAATGTGTAGTATTATAGGATATCATAGTAATACCCCCACTGATGAACACCGATATATCATTAAAAAACTAATGAAAGAGTCGGTTATTAGGGGACAACACGCATACGGACTAACCTATAGGGATAGAAAACAATACCGACTCAAAAAATACTTCCAAGATGAGTATGAGAATATTGACTTCCCTATTACATCTCAACTGATATTCCATAGTAGATATTCTACAAGTGGGGATTTTAGGATACACGAAAACAACCAACCCCTTCAACACGGGGAAACTCACCTTGTATTCAACGGGGTTATTGATATGGGTGTTGAGTTTAATGATGGTATATTGGTTCTCAATAACGGAACCCCCGATAAAATGTTGGAGTTCATCACCGGTAATAAGTGTTCATTCGCAGGATTGTTATTACACGGGGGTAAGTTATACGGATTTAGGAACCCGAATAGACCTGCTTGGGTACTCAAGTATGAGGACGCAACCTTTATCGCATCAACCAAGGACATTTTCCATAGGGCTTTAGGTAATGTAGAACCCGTAGAAATGACCCCTAATGAACTTTATGTATGGCACTGATAGATTACCTCAACTACCATAGGGATAGTTCCATAGCAAGGGATATAGACCCTGCTAACGACGCACTAAAATATATCAGTGATAGGTTTGAGTTAAACCTACAACAGAGGTACTGGCTTGCGTGGATATACTCAATGACCTATTCACCGGTTACAACCTACTATATCTACAATGAGTTCCCCGATTATGAGAATGTAGATGTCCCCCGATTACAGAGATGGTGGGATAAGAACCGAAACAACCTTATTTTTCAGACCGATAGACTGAGGGTAAAGTCAAATAACCAGTTCGTATCCGCATTTACTTCATATCGGGATATAGTAGGGGGGTCTCAATCTACCTACTTCCGTAGTTTAGTTCAACCTTCCCCCGATATTACCTATGAAAATGTAATGAAACACACCGGTAAGTTCTACACCTTCGGGAGATTTACACAATTTATCTACCTTGAGATGTTGAATGTATTGACGGGGTTACCTTTAGAACCTACCACCCTCAAGTTGAAAGATGCGGAGAGTTGTAGAAACGGGTTAGTATATGCGTATGAACTGGATGAATACGATACTCACCGAAAGGATAAGAAACTAACCCCCACTCAATTAAACTACTTACAAGGGTTATTCTTGGAGGTCAAGGATAAGGTACAAGAATTAGGGGTTCCTCACTCCAACATATGGAATATAGAAACGACCCTATGTGCGTTTAAGAAACACCGATTAGGTAAAAGATATGTCGGGTATTACATAGAACGGAACCGACTTGAGTTAGAAAAGATGAGTGGGTCTGTTACCGAAGGTATAAATTGGAGTCCGTTATGGGACTTCCGTAAAGAAACATACGATAAGAAATGGTTAAACGAGTTGTAGCAGTCGGGGGAGAACCCGCAACTGGTAAAACGACCCTTATGAGAGAGTTTAAGAACCTTCATACGACAACCCCCTTCAAGTACGGACAAGTTAGGGGTGAGTATAATAAGGATTTGAACCTATATTTTATAGGGGTATTTGATGGTTCCACTTTTGAGGGGACGGATAGATTGAGTATGTCGGTTCAACCCGACTTTATCAAGTTCCTAAACTGGTGTGAAGGTGTTGTAATATACGAAGGTGATAGATTATTCAACCAATCGTTATTCACTTTAGGGTTCCCCTTCGTTAAAGTTGTTCTAAAGGGAGATAAAAACCTTCTTGATATAAGACACAAAACAAGGGGGGATAGTCAAACTGAGACCTTCCTAAAGAGTAAGAGAACAAAAATAAACAATATATTAGATAAGAACCCCGATGTGATAGTTCTAAATTGTGATACCCCTACGATTGAACTACTTGAGGTCTTAAAAAGATTAGTTAGAGATGTTGAATAAAGAACAAACCGATTACATAAACCTTTTATCCCAAGTGATGGGGGTTGAGAGCATCGCAGTGGAACGCTCGGGTGTAAAAAAAGAAACCCTTGAGGAGTGGAAAGAGAATATCTTTTTCCTTCAGGCATTGAAGGGTGTTGAGGAACGACAACTTGACTATGTTGAGAATGCGTTGTTCCGTTTAATAAACGAAGGTAACATCAATGCCATTACCTTCTACTTAAAAACTAAAGGTAAAGATAGAGGATACTAATATGGGATGTAATACTTGTAAAAATAAAGAACAAGAGGTGTCATTAAATAACTCCCCCAACTACACTATAGGTGAGTTAGAAAGGGCATACTCAATGATGGACAGACCGAGTTATACCGGTGATGAAACTGCGTGGTTGTATAACCTATACAATCGTGTCTTTAGAACGAATAAACAACCAGGGTGCGGTAAGTGTTTTGTGAATGTTAGGAACGCACTTAAAAGTAGATACGAAGCAGAACGATAATGCCACAGAAAGCAGGACCTGGAAGACCTAAAGGGTCGGGTAAAGACAACGGATTTAAGTTATCCAAGATGACTAACGCAGAAGTGGAGGTATTTTTGAGGGAGAGTTCTAAAATAATCTTCAATAAACATTTATCCTTTACTGAATATATTGAGTGGTGTAGGAAACAAGACATCTCAAGGGAGCAAGCCATTCAATATTGGAAACGGGTATGGGACTCCGTGAAGGAAAGGTTCCGTATGGATAGGGATAAATTGATAGATAAACACCTTCAATCGTATTGGGACATTCACGGACAAGCAATGATGAACGGGGACTTGACTAACGCAAGACAGACCTTGGATGCGATAGCAAAGTTGATGGGTCTAAATGAACCCGAAAAGATTGATATGAAGAGTTCAACAACTATAGAGTTTAAGTTTGGAGACGAAGAATAACATCAAGGTTAAAGGATTTACCCCCCACGCTGACCAACGAGTCAAGATAGATGCGATAGAGCAAGGAAACGCAAAGTATATCGTTCTAACAACGGGTCGTCAGTGGGGGAAAACTATGCTTGCTCAGAACCTTATATTAAAGTGGGCAATAGAAACCCCGAACCAAACCTTGATGTGGGTCAGTCCGGTATATTCTCAAGCAAAGAAGGTATTTGATGCGTTGGATAAAGCAACGGCAGAGTCGGGGTTAGTAGTCAATTCTCACAAGTCCAACTTCACCATCAAGTTTGTAAATGGTAGTATCATCTACTTTAAGTCGGGGGAAAGACCCGACAGCATTCGTGGTTTCACTTTAGATTACCTTATTGTTGATGAGGCTGCGTTCCTAAAAGATGAGGTATGGAACCAAGTACTCAAACCTACGATTTTAGTGAAGGGTAAAAAGGTTCTGTTCATCTCAACACCGAAGGGTAAGAACTATTTGTATTCGTTATCAGTTAGGGGGAGTGATGATGAACAAGGACAATACCTATTCCTCAAGGGTAGTTCCTACGATACCCCCTTTATTAGTGAGGACGAACTAAATGAAGCAAAGAGGTCATTACCGGAGGATATATTCCGTCAAGAGATTTTAGGTGAGTTTATAGATAGTGGGGGTGAGGTGTTTGTTGATATAGACCGATATTGTATTTTACCTTCCTACTCCCCCCGTGATATGAAAAAGAAGTATTGGGCAGGGGTAGATTTTGGACGACAAAATGACTATTCGGTATTGACGATATTTGATGAGACCGGTAACCTCGTTTATTTTTATCGTGAGAGACAAAAACCTTGGGGTGAGATTATCAATACCATAGCAACAAAACTCCGTGAATACGATGCTCAAGCACAAGTGGAAGTGAATAGTATTGGGGATGTCCTTTACGAGCAGTTAAAACAAAAGTATAGTAAGGTAGAACCCTTCGTAACAACCAACGCATCTAAACAAAATATCGTTGAGGATTTTATCTACGCAACTAATGAGGGGTTAGTCAAACTCCCGACTCAAGACCTAAACCCCCAACTTTATAGTGAGTTAAAAACCTTCACCTACGATTACTCACTCAAGACCCGTAAGATTACCTATGGTGCGATTGAAGGAGCCCACGATGATATTATTATGTCCCTTTGTATCGGGTATAATACCCTCAAGGAACGAAAGACGAAGGGGGTATATCACATATATTAAAAAACGGGGAAACTTATATTTGATAGTATGGAGAAACACTACATCGTATATGATGGTAATGAATATGAGATTACAGAACCTACGATTGAGTTTTGGAACCGACTTGTGTTGTTAAAAGATTTGTATGAGGATAAGGACTTTTCCCTTATGATAATCTCAATGGCAACGGGGTTGGATATTGATGAGATTAAAAAAGCAGATTGGGAAGGGGTGTATGAAACCTCAAACTATCTTGCGGACTACTTCCTAAACATCAGTGATAAGTTCTACAACACCTTTGAGTTCAAGGGTAAGAAGTATCAATTCATTGACCTTGAGAACCTAACCTTCGGGGAGTTCATAGATTTGGAGGAGTTTTTCAGCAGACCAGTAAGTAAAAAACAGACCGAACTAAACTATCTAATGGCACTCCTATATCGTGAGGTAGATGAGGACGGGAAACTAACCCCCTATGATGCGACGAAGGTAATGGAGAGAGCAACTTTGTTTAGAGCATTACCGATTAGATATATGAGGGGTGCGCAGCGTTTTTTTTTTCATTTAAGACGCATATTACAAGCAAGTACCCGCTCTTATTTTCACAAGAAGATGTACCAGATGAAGTGGAAACTACAAAAACTTTTGAGGGTTTTTGGGGTTGGTATGGAACACTTATATTTTTATCTGGTGAGGATATACTTAAAGTTCAAGAAGTGGCACGCAAAAACCTTCTTGAAGTCCTCAACTTTTTGACCTATATCAAGGACTTAAACCTAATGAAAGAAAGAGAACTTAAAAAACAACTACTAAAGGGATGAACTATGTAAGTTTTAAGAATATTATTGAGGACTTAAAAACCCTTGAACTCAAACATAAGCAGTTAAACTCCTTTGGTATCGGGGATATCAAACAACTGATATACCTAACTCAACAGAGGGACAAGCAGAATAACACGACTGCGTGGAAACCCCCGATTTATCCGTTGATGTATGTTATCCCTCAGAATGTTCAACAAGATGACAACTTTGTAACCTATCGTTTTAATGTCCTAATATTGGATATTATGAACGCAAATAACTACGACATTGAAGTAGATTTATGGAGTTCAACCCTACAAATCGCACAAGATATCCTTGCTCAGTTCAAATATTCCGTAACAATACAACAAGGGGACTACGAAGCAAGATACGATTTGGTATTACCGACTAATATAACTCCGTTTAGTGAGTCGTATGATGACATTTTAGTTGGTTGGAACCTTGAACTACAACTCCAAGTTGATATGCCACTTGATAGATGTATCGCACCATTTGAACCTTTTGTTGAAATATCACCCACACCTACACCTTCGGTTACCGCTACACCAACAATGACCCCAAGTATTACACCTACGAATACTTCAACTCCAACTATGACCCCCACTACTACTCCAAGTACGACTCCTTCAGCGGTATGTCCTCAGAGTTTAATAGTAGGGGATTACTCAGTTGTTCCCGAACTAAACGGAACCTATGATAGAGTTTATCCCGGTGGATTTAGTTATGGTGTTATTGGATTCAACGGAACAACTTTTGAGTTTCAACAAGGTCAATACGGGGGTAGTTATTACCCGTTATTCGTCAATACAAGTCCCGGTGCTCCTTATTCCGCAACTACACTTGCGTATGATACTTTAGAAGGTGCTTGGAATATATTTGAAGGGTCACCAGTTGATGGAACTTTAGGGACAAGTAGTTTCATTCCTTGGTCAACAAGTGTAATACCATTTACAGAAGGGGTAATAACCGCATCGTTCCCAAGTACTGGTTGGAAGGAAGAACTACTAAATCCAGGAACGGATTTATTTTATTTGACATATCCTTCGGTTTGTCCTTCGGTAACCCCGACTACAACACCAACCAAGACCCCGACTCAAACACCAACGGGAACTCCTACGAATACCCCTACTCAAACTCAGACTCAGACTCCAACTAATACTCCTACGGGAACTCCAACTAACACTCCTACACCAACTTTAACGCCAACACCTACGACCCCCGAAACATTCCATATTTTAAGTGAGGGAAGTGATGCTTTGACTACTGAAGGTGATGACAATATTGACTATCAAAACTAAAAAATAATACATATATGGCAAACTTAAAAATATCTCAATTACCAAGTACCACCACTACAACAACGGATGACTACTTTGTAAAAAATAACTCAACTGAGACAACCACTAATAAGGTAAAAGTTGTTGATACTATAGGACTAACTAAAGGTTCCGGTGCTAATAGTATAAAGTCCGCATCGTTCCTTTCAAGTACCCCCGCTACATCAACGGGTAATGGTTCAGTTGCTATCGGTAATGACGCAGAAGCAAACGCCGACTATACTACTGCGATAGGGGAAAGAGCAGAATGTTTTGACTCAGTTAGGGTCAATTCAACTGCGTTAGGTGCGTTTAACCGAGTTGCTCAATACTCAACTGCGGTCGGGAATAGTAACATAGGGGTTGGTGCGGCTTCAACAGCGGTCGGTAAAAGTAACCAAGCATCGGGAGGTAGTGATGTTGCTATCGGGGACTCTAACCAAACTCAAGGTACTGGTTCCATTGCTATCGGTAAAGGTAATATTGTAACTCACAACTATGCTGCTTGTATCGGGGAGGCTGTGAATAGTGTTTATGCTAACACCACCCATTTAGAGAGTTTATGGATTGATGACAACTTGAGTTTTTCACAAGCATCTCAGCAGAACCTTTCAACTTTCACGGTGGATTTATCTCAAAGCACCTACTGGTCAATTACCCTAAACCAAGACGCAGTACTCAACTTCATCAACCACAGACAAGGTGCTATCTACTACATTTATATTCTCAATACGGGAACCTATAACTTTACTTCAGTATCAACTGCTGTAGGAAACTTATTTTTTGATGGTGGAGGTAGAAGTGCTATAACACATAACTCAAAAGATTTGTGGGTTATCAACGCATATGGTAATACTCAATTAGTTACGCAACATAAAAACTTTGTATAATAAAAAAAACAACAACTATGAAAATACAGATTAAACCAGCACCAAGATTTTTAACTTATGTTGAAATCGCAGCAGTCAATGTATCATTAGATAACTCAGCACTTGTAAATGGTTGGGTATCTAACCCCGAACTACTAACGGAAAACTTCAGTCTTTATATGGACCCAGAAACCTACTCTCAATGGGGTGATGATGACGCATTCGTTATTGACTGGACATTAGAACAACTTGGATTAGAAAGACCCTAATATATGGACGCAGAGTTACAAGCATTTATGACCCGTTGGGGTGAGTTGTTTGTCCTTGAACTCAAGGCAAGACTGAATAGTGCTTATGACTCCGCACCGGGTTACAACGGGGACGCATACACCTCAGCAGTAGATGGTAAGGTAAGAAACTCTGACTACAGAGCAATGCGTATCAAGTCAGACCCTAATTCAGACCTATACAAAAGTATTCAATATCAACTCACCCCCGATGGATTTGAGTTGTTGATGAATGACTATTGGGAGTATGTCAATTACGGAAGATTACCTGGTAACTATGTCCCGATAAGTCCTTTAGTAGATTGGGCAAGCACTAAAGGGTTCCCTAACCCCGTGAGTGCTGCGTTCGGTATCAGTACCAACATCAAAAAGTTCGGTATCAGTCCAACTTATTTTTACGATAATGCTATCCAAGCGTTGGAGGAACAATTCGCAACATCACTTGACGCACAAGTCGGTAAAAGTATAGGTGAGTTTTTTGACCGATTATTACAAACAAACATAGAAACAAAATAATGAGTATTACATTTTATCAATCTCCTCTGTATTATACCCCCACTAATGCTCAACACGCATACACGGTGGGTTCAACTTTATCTGGTAATACCGACTTTAGATATGTGGTTGATATTTGGATGAACCCAAGAGAAACCAACGCAGAAAAGATTGGTAGAATAAAGATTGCTCCCAACACCTTCGGGTATGGTATTTTTGATATCGGGGACATCGTTAAAAACTATATTAAACCTAACCCCCGTAGTGAAGCGGGTCAGAGGAGTCGTAATGCGACCCCCAATTCAGTTACCGGTGTTCCTGGTGCGATTATTACAAACTCTAATATCATATCTGCGGTGTCCCCTATAGGAACGAACGCAGTTGCTTATGTTCCGTCTAACGCATTCAATACAAACAATACCTACGAGTATCTACCCCACATCGCAGAATATAGGATTATTGTAGGTGAGGAATGGACTACAGCAACGGGTACTACAACGAATATTTGTACCGACCCTTCAGTTCCTTATTCCACGGTGGAGTTCGTAGCAACTACGGAACCCGTAGAATATCCGGGAGAACCTAATACGATTGAATGGACTAACCTTGCTGAGAACCCCGCTTGGGCTGTAACAAATAACCCCGGTTGGAGTTATCAACATATCAGTTATGGTGGAACAATAATATCAAGTGGAAGTGGGGATACTTCTAATGGTTCATTTTATACCTCAAGTGAAAGTCCCGTTCCTGGTGACTATCTTTATATTACCGAACTCGCAACGGGTTGTATTACGACTTATCAGTGGGAATATGAGGTATCGGGTTGGGGTTTTGTAAGCACTTATTGTCCCCCTTGTTATACAAGTTTAGGGGACTTCATAACGATTTGGCCTGGAGTTCAAGAAAACAAAACGAACTTCAACTATAACAACATCTACTGGTCGGGTAATACTAACGGGGACGAGAACTTCAAGTATTGGGAACTTTACAAATATAAGTTCTATCCCTTTACTGGTATTACGGAGTCGCAACCCGCTCAGTTTTTAACGACATTCGGTGATGAGTTATTTACCACTACGATTGACCGATTTGGAACAAGTCAAACGACTGATAGGGCGAGACGCAGATGGCATCACCCCGAGTGTCCTATCGTGTTATCTAACTTTTTTAAGGACTTTAACGACCAGTATGTAACCGGTAATGTCAATTCATTAGGGTTTAACTATTCTACAACTCAAGACGGGTCGTATCAAGTCCAAGCAATATCTGCGTTGTACCCCTACGGGAACTATGATACATCACCTAAAAATAGGATTGTATATTCGGTTCCGTTTAATAATACTTGGGCAGGGGGTAAAGCAGCATTTTGGAACCAAACTCAAGGTAACATCGGTGACCCTACGCTCAGAATAAGTGAGGTGGTTGAATACTACTTTTGGGACGCAGATTGTTTAAGTGACCCGCAACACTTCCTTTTCCTCAACAGAAACGGGGTTTGGGACACATATACATTTGATAGGAAGAACATAAAAACCTTCGGTAAGGAAATATCCACCTATGGGCAAGGACTCATTAGAAACAACCCTATTTACAACCCGTTCTTTTACGATAAAAGGGATGTAATCTACGACCAACAAGTCGTTGAGGAAGTGGAAGCACAGAGTAACTTTATGGTTGAGAATGACCGAAAAATTGTTGAGGATTTATTCTTATCTACTTCGGTATATCTTATCAAGGACAACTACTATTTTGGAGACCCCGCACCTCAATATAGTAAGACCCCGTATTTGATACCGGTGGTTATTGTATCTAACTCCCTTCAAGAGTATAAACAGAGGTATAATAAGTTGTTCCAATACACTCTGACCTATAGGTATAACCCGAACCAACTATTCCGTAGTAATCTGTAATGCTGTATTTAAGATGTGAAATAAATGGTGAGAAAAGGTATATTGACCTTTACCCTGACCAAAGTATATTCGCAGACTATTCGTTTGCGGAGATTGAGGATATTACCACTAAAAACTCCCCCTATACGAAGTCATTTAGTATCCCTGGTAGTAAGACCAACAACGATATATTCCAACACTTCTACAACTTTAATATCGCACTGACGGATTATGATATTAGAAATGCGTTTGAAGCATCGTTTGAAGTAGATGGGTATGAGATTTTAACGGGGTATATTCGTCTTGAGAATGCGAATATCACTGTGACTGAGGTTGAATACAATGTAACCTTCTATTCTCAAGTCGGGTTATTGTCTGCTAACATAGGGGACAAGGTGCTTCGGGATTTAAGTTTTTCGGGATTGTCCTACGGGTATAATCCAAGCATCGTATCCTCAACTTTATACGACCAAGATTTTCAGAGCACTCAAACTTCATTAGGAACAGAACTTATTTATATGCTTGCGAACTACGGATACGATTATGATGATGAGTTGAATATCATATCGGGTTCAACTCCTATCCTTGACTTTAGGAGTGCGAGCGTTCCGGGTTATTTTGACTACATTGGTAGTCCCGTTAGATATTACTATCTCAAGCCAGCGGTACAAGTAAAATGGATATATGAAAGAATATTCCGTGAAGCAGGTTATACCATCAACTCTGACTTCTTTAACACCGCATATTTTAAGAGGTTCTTTTTACCTTTTACCTTCTCAAGTGATAGTTTATACCTAAACCAATCTTTAGTTCCGTTTTTCCATTGGAAAAATGACGAACGATTGACGAATAATATCAACACTCAAACAATTAACTGGACTAACCTACCAACCGCAGTAACGACTCAGTTTGAAAGGGTACTTCAATTACCCGTTATTGTTGATAACATCAATGCTCATTTTTATTCTAACTATACCTTTGTTGTACCAGCAGAAGGGAACTATCAAATAAGGGTTACATTCGGTGGATTTAACCCCGAACCCTATGACCCCCCGTATTCAAACGGATTCAATGTTTCAGCAAGTATTCACTTCCACCAAGTTGAGCAAGGGGGACATAACGGAACTACGGGAACCACCGTGTTCTATTCGGGTGAAGTAGTAGTCCCTGCTGACCAAGCGTGGTTGCGTTCTTATACCTTCAATGCGTATTTAGCAACCAACTACGATTATGCCTTTGATGTTAAGGTCAATTCTGGTACCGTGGATGGTATCTTAAACTACGCAGAACTTGAAATACTTGACGGACCCAGATATGTTATTGGAGATGTAGATTTATCTAAAGAGTTACCCGAAACTGAAGGGTTACAGATTGACTTTATTACGGGTATCAACAAGAGATTTAACCTTGTAGTTGTCCCCGAACCTGGTGAGAAAAATGTATTGAGGGTTGAACCCGTAGTAGATTTTATCGGGAAGGGTGATGTATTGGATTGGAGTAGAAAAATTGACTACAATTCAACTATCAATATCCAACCTACAACCTCACTTATCAACGGAACCTACTATTTTTCCGGTGAGAAAGATGAGGACTATGGTAATACGGAGTTTAATAAGACAACCAACAATATCTACGGGACTCAATATGTTCAGTTAAACACGGACTATAAGAGTTCTCAAACTGAGTTCAACGATGGATTTGCGAATGCTGTTGATGATATCCTACAAAATATCAGTAGTCCTAACATCACTATACCGATTTACTATATCACTCGTGAGGAGAATAATGAGGGAACCCCCGAACTTTACTATAACGCAAGAAAAACGATACCCCGTATTGTCTTTAGGGGACTGAACCTACCCGCATTTAATGTCGGTTATTTTAGTTCATCGGGAAGTACCTATGTGAATTCATTTTATCTTGAGACCACGAATGTGGATATGTTCCCTATCTTCAACCGATTTACAACATACCCCTTCGGTCTAACTGGATTCACCCACGCAGTCAATTTTAACAAGCGTCAGAGGTTCAATAACTATGAATACGACTTTAGTTGTTATGAGGATTTATACGATGTCTATTATGAGGACTATATCCAAGACCTAACCAACTCAGATAACCGAATATTGACGGGTATGTTCTACCTATTACCAGAGGAAATAGCAGCACTAAAAGGTAATGAAAGGATTTTTATATCGGGTAACTATTACCGAATAAATAAAATCGCAGCATTTGACCTAACCAGACCTGCTTTAGTGGAGGTGGAACTGGTCAAACTAACTAAAGAATATGAACCTCACCGAACCCGTTATTTTAAGTTAGTGAATTGTGCGAACCCCCTTGATGTTAAGTATGGTAATACGGACTTAAACTTTACCCTATGGGCATATGTCGGTAAAAGGTTCCGTATAGGTGCTGAATGTTATACGATTTTAAGGGACGATTATAGGGATAATGTTACCTACGAAAGATTTACAACCACCTTCCAATCGGGGTCGTTCCTACCTATGATATTCAACGATTGTACTTGTATATCCCCTATTATTGATGTTCAAGTTTATGATGAGTTAGGGTGTTCAGTTCCGTCTTCAACTCCTGCGGCGAGTCCTGGTGGAGAAGGATTTATCTATTATATCCTTGATAAGTGTGGTGAGCCTCAGCAGTTCTTGGGTCGTTCTACGATTTTATACCCTATCGGCACTGTGGTTAGATTGAGTAATGGATTCTGTTATGTTGTGACCTCTTATACAACGATTGTAAATACGAACGATATTGTTGCGTCTTATGAAACTTGTGAAGAATGTCAAACGATAACTCCTACACCGACCCAAACCCCCACTGTGACCCCGACTTCAACACCACCTCCGTGTGAGTGTCTTGAATTCACCTTCTTTAATACTAACGATTACCAAGGCACTGTGGCGTTCGTAGATTGTTATGGAGTACAACAAATTAGGTATATCGGTGGTCGTCAATACCTCATTGAGTGTTTGTGTAGCGGAACTGAGGAACCAAGTGATGGTGTTGAGGTTATATCGGTAACTACTTGTACTCCTATCCCATCACAGACTCAAACACCTACCAATACCAAGACCCCGACAACGACCCCAACGAAGACACCTACACCTTCGGTAACAAGAACACCAGGTCTATCACCAACGCAGACCCCAACTAATACCAAGACCCCTACGCCCACACCTACGATATCACCGGGACAATACATTTACAATGTTAGAGAGGTGACGAATTGTACTACGGGAGCGGCTACGGGAGCAACTATTCGTGTGTCTTCCACTGTTCCACTTACAATAGGAACCTTCGTCAATCTTGACCTAACTCCTTCGGTATATTGTGCTTGGAAAGTCATTGCGGCGACCACGGGAACTCCGTTTGATGAGGTGACTTACAACTGCGGAACATCACTACCAGTAAGTTGTTGTTGTTGATAAACTATATTTTAAGTAATAACCCCCTATGGCAGAAAAAATAATATCCTATAAAGTAAAAGTAGTCAATGAGTCCGGTGAGATTGTTGACCAGTTAGCAACCAATTTTACGGAGTTAAATAAGTCGGTATCAGATTTACAGAAGGAGATTGATAATACGGACTTTGGAAGTGAGCATTTTAAGGACTTACAGAAAGAACTTAAAAAATCTCAAGGTGCTCTAAAGGATGCTCAAGAGAGCACGATGTCGTTAGGGGAAAAGTTCAGAGCAATTCCGGGTCCAATCGGTGCCGCAGCACAGAGCGTTCAAGGTTTAGGTACTGCGTTCAAAGCACTTGTAATGAACCCCGTTGGTGCTGTCATTGCGGGTATCGCAGTTGTATTTGGAACTCTGTATAAAGCACTCACCTCAACTGAGAAAGGGGTGTTCGCACTCAACCAAGTTATGGGTGCGTTATCGGGTATTTTATCCCCCGTTATTACTTTATTACAAGATGTCGCACTTGTCCTTGTTGATGGGATAATGAAAGGTATTGAAGGTGTACAATCCGTATTAGAGTTTTTAGGGTTTGACCAGTTCGCACAAGCAAGTAGAGATGCTGGTGCTCTTGCGAAGTCAATAAATGAGGTTGAGGAAGCAGAAGGAGACCTTGCTGTTGAGAGAGCAAAACAGAACAAACAACTCACGGAAGCAAGGGAGATACTTGCGGATACGAACTTGACTTTAGGGGAACGAAAGAAAGCACTTGCTGAGGTAAAGAAAAGTGAGGAAGCACTTGCTGCGAAGGAGGTTCAACTGGCAGAGAAAAAGTTAGCAAATATCCGTGCTGAAATAAAACTCAAGGGTGCTTCAACCGCACTATTAGATGCGGAGGAACAAGCACTTATCTCACTATACAATACTCAACAATCTCAAGCAGGAGTCCGTAGGAAAAACCTAAAGTTAGAACAAGGGTTAGAAAGGGAAGCGGAACAGAAACGAAAGGAGTATGCGGATAAACAAAAACAGAGGGAAAAAGACCGACTTGCTGCGATTGAGGAAAAGAAAAAGAAACAAGAGGAAGCACGCAAGTTTGAGGAGGACTTAAACCTTGCGATTATTCGTGATGAAGAACAAAAAAGTAGGGAACAAATCCGTATCCAAAAAGAGACCCTACTTAAACAGATTGATACCCTTGCGGTGACCGAAGAAAAGAAAAAGGAACTGAGGTTAAAAGCAGAGGAAGATGCCAATATTAAACTTGAAAAGTTAGAGAAGGACAAACAAGAAAAGAAGGAAAAAACTGATACTGAAAATGCTCAGAAGGAGTATGACAGACAAAACGCACTCACGGACGCATTACTTCAACTTGACCAGATGAAATATGAGAAGCAAGAGAGTTTAACCGAGCAAGATTTACAGATGACGATTGACCTTATGATGAAAAAGAAGGACTTGATGTTACAAAACGATAAATTGACCGCAGAGGAAAGATTACTTATTGAAACTCAGTTTCAGAACGCAGTATTCAAGTTGAAAAAAGACCAAACCGAAAGGGAAGCACTACTTGAAAAACAACAACTAACTGCCATAGCAGACGGGTTCGGTAACATTGCTACCCTTGCGGGTGAAACATCAATCGTAGGGAAACTTGCTGCGGTGTCTCAAGCATCGGTGAATACCTATTTATCCGCATCAGAAGCATACAAATCCACCGTGGGGATACCCGTAGTTGGTCCAGCATTAGCACCAATCGCAGCAGCAGCGGCAGTCGCAGCAGGTATTGCTACCGTGAATAAGATTTTATCGGTTCAACCCCCCGATACCACCGTGTCTAAACCTACTTTCGCAGACGGGGGTATCGTTTATGGACAAGGTGGTATGAGCACGGACTCCGTTAGTGCGTACTTGTCCCCTGGTGAAGCAGTCATCAACGCTCGTTCAACTGCGATGTTCAAACCTTTATTGAGTAGTATAAACCAGTTAGGAGGGGGTAAAAGATTCACCGGTGGGGTCGTATCCAACGGAGTAGATATGGGACAAGTAGAGATGTTAAATACCCTCCGTAATAACGGAAAACAACCGATTAAAGCATATGTAGTTTCAAGTGAAATGACTAACCAACTGATGTTAGACCGAGCAACTAAAAGTCGTTCCTTGATATAATACCCCCGTAGTTATATTTGATATTATGAAGATTATTGAACTTTTCCTTGACCCCGAAGCATTAGAAGGTGGTGTAGATGCGGTCTCAATCGTAGATAAACCAGCACACGAGTCAAACTTTTTGACCTTTAGTGCTGATGACCCCGATTTACCCGATAACGACTTTATTTATGTTGGGGAATTGTTTGATGCTGAAGAACAATATAAACTCGCAAAAACCATTAACCAGTTAGGAGAACCTGCGGGTTGGTTAGAGAGTCAAGGTTGGGAAATATTTAGTGTTGAACCTATCCATATTCACGAGATGAAGAAGGAGGAGTTTGACATTGTAGCAAGTCCTAACTCACCTCAAACCGCTGGTCCAAACCCCGATATACCGGGAGAGGTTAGGGTCAGATACAAATACGCACTTGCTCCCAACGCAAGTGGAACCCCGATTATACCTACTTCAAGAGATTTTTGTAAAGAAATGTTGAGATATAATAGGGTCTTTAGATACGAAGATATCCAAACAATGACTCAGAACGAAGCAAACGCAGAGTTCGGGAACTACGATTTGTTTAGATGGAGGGGTTCGTATAATTGTCGTCATTATTGGTATAAGGTAACCTACAGACCCGTAGGTGCTATCACGGGTGCTCAAAGACCGATATCAGAACCTCAAGAAGCAGATTGGGAACAACCATCAACTAAAGTTCAATTTAAGGAGGAGTTTGGGGTACTTGCTGTTGTAGATGGTGTCCCGTTATTTAGTGATGTTGAAGATGCTATCAAGATGGCAGAGATTTTAGGTTGTGAGGGATACCACGAATATAAGGTTGGTGATATGGTGGGTTATATGCCGTGCGAGCAACACGAATTCGCAAGTTATGACGATTACCCCCAAGCAGCCTCAGATAATGCGTGTAGGGTGTTAAAATGGATTGATGAAAAAGGTCGTGATGAAGTAGAAGGTATGGAACTAACGGGTCTTGCTCGTGCTAACCAACTATGTAAAAGGGAACCTATCAGTCAAGACACCATTGCTCGTATGGCATCGTTCGCAAGACACAGAAAGAATAGTGAGATAAACCCCGAGTTTGAGGGGACACCTTGGAAAGATAAAGGATATGTTGCGTGGTTAGGTTGGGGGGGAACTGAAGGTATTGACTGGGCAGAACGAAAGTTAGAACAAATAAAGACCGAAATGGGACTTGAGGACGCTTGTTGGCCCGGATATGTTGCCTACGGAACAAAAGAAGTAGATGGTAGAGAGGTTCCTAACTGCGTACCAGAGGAGGAAATGGATAGTATCAGTGGTATTGTAAACGGAGGGGGATGCTGTTATGGTATTGATGTTCAGACCGCTCCCTATGTTGACCAAGGAACGACTGGTAAAACAAACTTTATGTCATATGGTTTTTCCTATGACGATGAAAAAATGGAGATTACGGGTGCTGCGATTATCCCGAACAAAATGATAATCCGTAGAAACCCTATTACTGAAGAACTATATTATGTATTTTTTTCAACAGAAACCACCAAATTACTTGCTGAAAGGTTTATGAAGGAAGGTAACACAGACGCCACGAACTTAAACCATACGAGCAAGCAACCGAAAAACACTTTTATTAGTGAGAGTTGGTTGGTGAAAGACCCCACGATTGATAAGACATATGCGATGGGACTTGAATATCCCGAAGGTACTTGGGTTGTTACTATGAAAGTAGGGGACTCTGACCTATGGGAAAAGATTAAAGCAGGTCAATATAACGGATATTCTATTGAGGGGTACTTCAATGAGAGGGTGGTATTTAATTGAGGAACTTATATTTGTAGATATAAACAAAATAAACAATACAATATCTTATGACAAGAAGTGAAATTAAACGCAAGATTGCTCAACTAATCGGTGGTTCGTTTTTCTCATTCAGTTCATACAAGACCAAAGAAGGTTCTGAGTTCAAGGTAACGGGTGAAAAGATGGAAATAGGAAGTCCTATTTATGTTATTACTCCCGAAGGAGAACTACCAGTAACTGATGGTGACTATGAATTGGAGAACGGAATGAAACTAAAGATTAAAGCAGGTGTCATTGCGAACATTGAAGACGGACTCAATCCCGAAGGAACCCCTATTGATGAAACAGCGGGTGACTCTGTTGATGATGGGACTGATGAAATGGGAAAACAAAAGATGGATGAAGCAACTTTAGTAGATGGGACTATTGTAGGAACGGACGGAGATTTTGAGATTGGTAAGAAACTATATGTTAAAGACCAAGAAGGAAATTGGGTACCAGCACCTACGGGAGAACACACTACTGAAAGTGGTATTGTTTTAGTTGTTGATGAAGAAGGAACTATCACCGGTCTAAAGAAACCCGAAGGGGAACCTCAAGGGTCTTTAGAAATGTCCGCAGAGGACTTATTGGTGGCATTTACGGACGCTATGAGACAACTAACAACAGAACTGACATCCCTAAAACAAGAACACTCTATCCTCAAGGAAAAGTTTGAGAAAATCGCATCTCAACCCGCAGGTGAGAGAGTGTTTGATAGGAAAGGATACTTCCAACATTTGGAAGTTGAGAAAAACTCAAAAGTAGAAGCACTTGCTTCCCTTAAAAATAAACACAAAAACTAAAAACTACAAAAATGAATAACAACGGATTAAAGAAACACGCATTTGACTTTAACCTTGCTGGTCTATCTACCTACACTGATGAAACCGGTGGATTGTTGCTTATGGAAGCAATTACTATGGCAAAGACCGCAAAGTTGGGTTATGTCCAAAGTGGTATTAAAGGCACTCAAGCCATAAACCTTTTAAGTTCTACATTGAATGTTCAAGATGGCGGATGTGGTTGGTCTCCAAGCGGAACAACTACTTTCACTCAAAGAGACATCACTGTATGTAACTATAAAGTCAATGAAAGTTTATGTCCAGCATCATTGAATGACTACTGGGCAGGTCAGTTCTTAAACGCAGGTTCTTACAATGAGAGCGTGCCATTTGAACAAGAAATCGCAAAATTGAAGCAAGAGCAAATCGCAAAGTTCGTTGAGGACAAGTTGTGGAAAGCATTACCTTCAGCGTCGGGAGGAACCGATTGTTTCACTGGATTCTACTACTTGTTGAATAACTCGGGTATGACTGGTGTAAATATCGTTGCTTCAGCAACAACTCCAGCAGTTGGAGCGATGTTGAGTGTTGTTGACCAAGTTATCATCGCATTACCAGACAAAGTTCAACAAGATAACGACCTTATCGTGATGATGTCAATGGCAAACTACAGAAAGTATGTTATTGACTTGAGAACAGCAAACTACTACAACTTCGGTGCTGAGACAAGAGAAGCAGGAACTGAGTTCATTACCTTCCACCCTGGCACTAACATTCAAGTTGTTGGTATCCCTGGTATGTTCGGTACAGACCAAGTTGTATGTGGTAAAAAATCTCAACTTATCATCGGTACTGACTTGATGAGTGACTCTGAGAGATTGGACATTTGGTACGACAAAAATGATGACGAAGTAAGAGTTCGTTCAAACTTTAAGATTGGTGCTCAAATCCCATTCCCATCAAACTGGTCTTCAAACGGATTAAACTAATAAACTAACTATTAAAAATAAAGAACTATGAGTTACGCAGCGTGTTTACAAACAGCATCAATAAACCTTGGTTGTGCTTCTAATGTAGGAGGTATCAAAGTGGCATACTTGGTTGCTGGAGACATCACTGGCGTTACATATAACGCAATCGGTGAGATTACAGGCATCACTGGAACGGGGGATATATTTACCTACGAAGTCCAGAAGCAAACCAGTTCTTTGACGGAAACCTTTAATAGTAGTTTAGAAAACGGAACCTTATTTTATACCCAAGATTTACTCTTGAACTTCCACAAGATGGATGCGGACAAACGCAACCAAGTGAAGTTGATGGCACAAAACAGAGGTCTAAAGGCATTCGCAGAGGACAACAACGGCACCATTTGGTACCTTGGTGCTGACTTTGACGGAGGTTATTTACAAGCAGGTTCGGGAGTAACTGGTGTTGCGTTCGGTGACGCAAACCAATACTCTGTAACCCTACAATTTTTCTCAAGAGAACCTATGGCATTGCTTGACGGGTCATTGAGTAGTGTAGTATCGGGACTTGTAATAAACCCGTAATAAAGTTATATTTAATAACGAAGGGGAGGGTTAAACCCCTCCCTTTTTTTTTAAGAACGACCACTATGTTTTTAGTTAAAAAAGGACAAACAAATACAATCTCAGTCTCAGTATCTTTAGATGCTACAATACCTAACCCGTATTACTTATTTTCATTCGTTAATATTCTATCTAAAGAAACTATCAATTTTGTCCCTAAAAACATTACGAACGGAACCGAAGAACGATATGATGAGTTTGAGTTCGTTGAAGGGTCACCTACTAACTTATCTTTAGACCCACCTCAAGTCAATTTTACCTACGAAGGTCAATATTGGGTCTATATCTACGAACAAACTGGTTCTACTAACACTCACATATCGGGTACAACGAGTATGTTGTATGACGGACGAGCACAAGTGGAAGACGATTGTCCAGCAACCGAACAATATTACGAATACATCAGTGATAATGAAGACAACCATAACTTCATTTTCCTTGCCTCAGACGAGGTTTGTGGTATCACGCCAACACCGAGTATCACCCCGTCAATTACCCCGTCTATAACACCAACTAATACCCCTTCGGTAACCCCGACAAATACCCCCACGCAGACTCAAACCCCGACGCAAACATCAACACCGACTCCGTCTGTAACAACAACGATGACCCCTACGGGAAGTCCTACACAAACTCCTACGGAAACCCCAACACAAACTCCTTCACACACACCAACGCAGACCCCAACTATAACCCCTACTAACACCTCAACACCAACTCCCACCTTGACCCCGACTCCCACCTCAAGTCCGGTCAATTTTGATGTTGGATATGGTTTTGGCGGTATTAATGTTCAGGCTGTGATGAACGATGCTGACGATATGTATTTTGGTGGTGCTTTTGACTATTTTAACGGATATGTTCAAGAAGCATTAGTAAAAACTGACTTGGTGGGTAATATTGATACATCATTTAATGCCCTTGTCCCTAATGGTACCGCAGTTTTCACCATCATAAATTATGATGCGAATAATCTTATTATTGGGGGTACATTTTCAACCTTAAACGGACTCAGTTGTGGTAGGATTGGTAAGGTGAGTAAGAGCACGGGAACTTTAGACCCTGTTTGGCAAAACTCAAATGCTCAAAGCACTATTCAAGGTATATTGAAAGATGGGACAAATTTAATAATCGTAGGTAACTTTACTTCCTATAACGGAACATCAAGGGGTCGTATTGCTAAAGTCAGTGGTAATAATGTTTTGGATACTACTATTTTTACGGGTGCTGGTTTTAATGCCAGTCCGTATGGTGTGATAAAGAACCTCGCAGGTAACTATATTGTATGGGGGGCTTTTACAACCTATAACGGAGCAACAGCAAACAGAATATGTGAATTAGACGGAACTACGGGAGCAAAAACCGCATTATTCGGTACTGGTGCTAACTCCAATGTATCTCAAGTATTTCAAGATAGTTTAGGAAACTATTACCTAATAGGTAACCAGAGTTCATTAAATGGAGTAGGTGCTCAAAAATATATGAAAACCGATAGTTCGGGAACTATTTTATGGTCTTTGAGTACTGGTCCCGGTGTCGTACCTGCTGGTGGATTTTTAGACCAAACTAACGGATATCTGTATTGTAGTCCCCCAAATGATGGTTGGTTTAGAATAAACATAACTACGGGACTCAGAGACACGACTTGGGATACTCAACAAGCACTTATTATAGCACCTGGAGGTGGTACTTTTAATGTTCAAACAACCTACGACACTCAAGGTAAGTTATATCTACCAGGAACTTGTAACTACTTCCGTAACCAACCATTTAACCGATTGGTTGTGTTAGATAGTAGTGGAAACTTGAAGAGTTATGTATAACCCGTATATTTTTTATATTTGATATTAGATATGTTAGAAAGATTTGAGTTTGAGACCGTGGCATTACCTACCTTTGAGGAGGTATTAAACAACAAGGATTATGTATATTGGGGTGGGGATAACCTATGGCCAAGACACTCAATTGAACTATACAACTTTTCGTCAATAAATCGTGCGTGTCTAAACGCAAAACGAGACGGAGTATGGGGTAAGACCCTATTAGTTGATGGTAAAGATGCCAATACAATAATGGTCAATTCCAACGAGTCACTCCGTTCGTTGTATAAAAAGACCGCAATGGACTTCGTTATTCATAACGGGTTCGCAATGAATGTCATTAAAAGAAGGGACGGGGAAGGTATCGCAGAAATGTACCATATGGATATATCTAAACTGCGTTCGGGAAAAGTAGATTATAGGGACTTCGTTCAAAAATACTACTATTCTGCGGATTGGAGAGACACCCGTAAGTATAAAGTTATTGAGTTACCAGCATTTGACCTCACCGGTGAAGACCCGAGTCAAGTATGGTGGTATATGGGATACGCACCTAACCAAACTTATTACCCGATGCCTGAGTGGATTGGTGGAAGGGTTGCTGTTGAAATTGATATCAACATAAAGAACTTTCACCTACAGAACCTACAGAACGGATTTTTCCCGTCAATCTTCATATCGTTGAATAACGGGGTTCCAAGTGAGGAGGAACGCTCGCAGGTGTATCGTCACTTATACGACAAATATAGTTCAACAAACAACGCAGGGGGTATGTTCCTCAACTTTAGTGATGATAAGGAACACGAACCAACCATCACCCCGTTGAGTCCTAACGCAAGCGACCAGTTCTACGCAAATATGGATGAGATTGTTAGAAACACGATTTTAACATCTCATCGTATCACATCACCGAAACTACTTGGTATTGAGACACCGGGTTCGTTAGGGTCAAAAGATGAGGTCGTAGAAGGGTATGAACACTTCCTACGAACTGTGATAGTTCCGTTACAAGACCAACTACTTGCTGAGTTTGAGAAACTACTATTCTTGAGGGACAAGAAAATGTATAAACTTGAGATTGTTCAGAACGAGATTTTTGACTCTGAACCTACTGAAAGTGTAACCCCCGTAATATAATGGCATCGGTATTATTAGTATCATCAAAGAAGATTAAAGCATTCACGGAGGTCAATGACAATGTGGATGAGGTATTACTTTTATCCAACATTCAAATCGCACAAGACCTTGGACTTCAAGGGTTACTTGGTACAAAGTTCTACAACCAAATACTAAACAACGCACAGAACAACACCCTAACTAACCCCCAACGAACTTTACTTGAGGATTATATCCAACCTTATTTGTTGTGGAGAGCAACTTGGGAAGCATTACCGACTCTATGGATGCGTGTAATGAATAAATCGGTTATCGTTGGTAATACCGAACAAGGTTCAGCAGTTGGAAGTAAGGACTTAAACTACCTCCGTAATATACACGAAAATCGTTTTTCGTTCTACGCACAACGCCTTATGGACTATATCAAAAATAATCCATCAGACTTCCCCGAATACTTCCAATTCACTTCAACGGACGGAATGCCACCTGCGAAGGAAAACTACTATTCGGGACTTTATATTGACACTGGTCGTAGGAAACTACCTAAAGTTGGAACCGCAGGTACTTGGGGTGGAATGCCGACCTATACCGACCCGACTGACCCCGATTATTGTTGTTACGATTACTAATATGACAGAGACGATTTTTACATTATTGGTCTCGTCCGTGACTGGTATTTTTACCTACCTTGTTGGACGAAACAGAAAACAAAAAGAAGTTGATAGTTTGACCCTTATCAACTTGGAGAAAGCAGTTGAGGTCTATAACCTCATCATAGGGGACTTGCGTGAGGAAGTTGAAAAACTCAATAAAAAGATTGATGAACTTGAGCACAAGGTGGATACCCTTTTACTTGAGAATATCCAACTAAAGAAAATGTTGAACGGAGATGCCAATACCAGCACCAAGAGGAAGTGAGCAACAGAAGGACTATGTAAGTCGTTGCTACACCGAGATTAAAGACGAATATGACAAAGCACAAGCATTCGCAATCTGCTACTCCAAGTGGAGAGAAAAGAAGATGTCTCAAATCGCAAAATTAAAGAGGAAAAAACCTTAAAACATATCTTTACCATACTTCAACCTCATTCGTTGCTTAAATTGAGGATAAACGGGTAAATCGGTGTCATATCCCATAGCGGTTAAAATCTCCTTCGCACCTGTGATAAAAAACTTTTGTTGAGCACTTTGTTCTTCAACGGGTAAGTTGATACCGAACTCATCATAACGGGTTATACGGGTCTTTAGACATTCTTTACAATAATCTACCCGTTCCCCTAATCTAAAGTTGAAATCGTCAATATTTTTTTCGGTCTCACAAATTCTACATATTTTTTTCTCCATATCTACAAATATAAGATTTTTTTTATATTTTACTATACGGGGAGGGTGTTTTCCATTCAGAATATCCTATTTTTTGTCGGTCATTTATTTTTTTTTCCACCCTCCCCTTTTTTTTTTCGTTTCCTTTTCCGGTTTTCATACTATTTATTAAGAAAAATAAATGTTATGAAAAAAAATATGGTATTCTACGACCCTGAGGAAGCACGCATCCTTGGATTGACTCAAGCAGT